AGTTTCTCAATCCAAGGCCAGTAGTGGTTGCGCAGTGTGCCAAAGGGATGCTTGCTCTTCTTACGCTTGCGTCCCTTTTGAAAAGCTTCGCCGTAGCTGTAATCAGCTCCATCTTTGTCGATGACGACGTAGCTGCAGTCAAGAGACTGTAGCCCTTTAAGTAGGTTATTGAGGGCTTTCTGTTCGAGTGGTGTGCTCATTACGATTTCCTTTCTGTGCTTTCGATTTCGGCAATAAGCCGGTTAAGGTAATAAACAGACTTCTTAACATCCACGAGTGGATTCTGGGGGTGCTTGACGCGGTAGCGCCAAAGATACCGAATGATGTGGCCGACGCAGATCGCCTCGAATGCAGGCAGGCCAACGGTCGCAGCCTTGATGGCCTCGATGCATTCAACGGTGCCTCCTGTGTAATGGTCGGGCCGATTGACAAGCTTGTCGGTCAGGTGATCGTCAGTAGGGGGCTGGTTGATCAACTGGTTTAGGCTGTGGCCGGTGATCATTTGAAGGGATCCTCCTTGGATTCTTCATCAAGGTCTTCATCATCTTCGAACGGGTTGTCGTCCAAGCCGGAAAGTATTTTTGCCATTCGCTCGTCAGTATCACGGTATATTTCATTAAGTGCCTCCTCCAAGTTTTTCTTTGCGGCACACAGCGCGTACTCCATTGACTCCGGATTGCTGTCCACGCGGTGGGCGATGTTGTCCATAAGCAGATCCACAATGCCCATGGCATAGCGGATGTTTTCATCAACCTTGTCAACGTCTAAAGCCATTGAATGCTCTCCTTAATTTGCGAAAAAAGTTGTGGATGGGATCGTTGCGACGAGCGCCGCTGGCAGCCACATCACGTAGCCAGTCTTTACCATCGTATGCCTTGCCGGTTTCGGCCAGCATTTTTTCCTGCATAAACTTCACCTGCTGAAGGGCCATGTCGCGCTGTGCTTGGTATCTGCGCGCCACGGCCTTCCAGTACTCGATGTTGGATGTGTGGCCGGCCTCAGACAGCTTCATGGGCCTTCTCCTTATAGGCACGCTCCATACCCTCACTGAACTCCGTCACGCCGCGGCGGAAAGCCTGGCCATAGAGATCAATCAAGGCATCCTGCAGCAAAAAGGCATCGAAGGTGATCGTGCCGTCATCGTTAACAGTGCCAAGCTCAAGAACTTCTTCACGGGTTTTACTGATGTGACTCATTTTCTTTCTCCTGTATTTCGTCTTCGATGGTAATCATGTCCGACTCGTTAATGTATCTTAGCAAATTTTGTTTACGCCCTGATCCGTGGTTCCCGGTCACTGTAACGCTTTGAATGTCCACTTGCTCAGGAAGCCCAAACTCAGGCGGTTCAATTTCATAGTGAATGTCGACTTCAAGTTGTATGTACGTTGTGTGTACAGGCATCGGGTTCCTTTCTGCTTTCTGGAAAAACAAGTGCATGGTCGGTGGCTATCAGCCTGGCCAACGTTTGGGTCATAGGCACACAGTGACGCGCTGATATTTCTTTCAGCTTTTGCATGTTGTCCCAACGGACCATTACCGTGAACCACGGGTTCTTAGATCGTTTACTTGGTGACCTACTGTTTTCTGTCATTTAAATCTCCTTTCTGAATGAAGCTCAAATCTAACATACATGCTACCGGTAGTGCAAGCAGGCGAAAAAAAAACCCCGCATGTGCGGGGCTAACCCTGTGACCCAGGGAGGAGGAGAGAAAACACCACTACGTCTGCCCCCATCATACTGCCTCTCCCCAGCTTGGGCCAAGCTCAATATCCACTTTGCTGGGGACCTCGAGCTCGACGGCGTTTTTCATGACTTCGGCCGCGGCTTGCGCATCTGCTTTGGAGTAGACTGAAACAGCGATTTCGTCATGAACCTGGAGCAGAAGATTGAAGCCAGCCTTATGAAGAGCCACCATAGCGGCCTTTGTCTGATCAGCAGCAGATCCCTGGATAAGTCGATTAAGGCCCTTGTAAGTAAACGCTCGCTTAATAGCTCGGCCGTATTCCATAACGGCTTGTTCATATGGAAGGGCCTTGTTTACGCCCCATTGCGTTGGTTCCCAAAGCGGGAACCGACACTTCCTACCAAGCAACGTACGGATCGATCCACCTGATCCGGGGTGCTCGATCCGCTTCATAACAGCATTGACGGTGCCTTTCAGGAACGGAACTTTCTGGTGAAACGTCGTCATCAGCTCGCTGGCTTCATCTACCGGTAGATCAAGCTGGTCGGCAAGCTTATTCTTGCCCATGCCGTACATCAGGCCAAGGCCAATTGTTTTAGCCTGCTTACGTTGAATGCCGGCCATGTCGGCCACCATCTGGTGAAAGTCGGTGTCGGGGTTGTCGCGATAAGCCTGAGCCATTTTCTCTGCACCTGGTAAATCGAGCAGGGTGGCGTAATGCACCAGCAGCCGAGGCTCTTGGGAAGAGAAGTCACAGGCAGCCCAGTGCTCGTTCTCTTCAGGTAGGAACAGACCCCTTACGAGAGGTCCGATGATTTCATGGCGTGCAGGTACTTGTTGAAGATTCGGGTTTGCCATTGAGAGGCGGCCCGTAACAGTACCTCCGTCATCTGAACGGAGCTGATTAATGTGTGGGTGTATGCGTCCATCACTTCTTCCGTGATCGAGATAGGGTCCCAGGAATGTACCCGCTGTCTTATTAAGTTCGCGAGATTCCACAATGAGTTTTGAAATGGGGTGGTCATGGCTTTCCAAAAAGCTTCGGGTGAAGCTTGGAGCTCCTTTTTCGGTCCTGGGATACTCAATCTTAAGCTTATCGAACGCAGATGCAATACTTGCAGCAGCCCAGATGTCGACCTTCTGACCAGATATCTTTTTGATATCTTTGCCCAGTTGCTCCTCTCGATCCTGCATGTCAGTAATCAGTTTTTGAGCTTTATGTGAATCAAAACGGATCCCTTTCAGCGTTATATGGACCAAAATCGGCAGCAGCTCTGTTTCGAGGTCAAAGATCGATTCCACCTCTTCCTTGCGCAAGACCGTCTTGAAGTGCTGCCAAAGCTTCAGCGTGAGCGCCGCGTCCTGCTCGGCGTAGTCACCCACATACATGGCCGGCAGCTTCCAGAGCTCCTTCTTGGCGTGCACATTGAAGTCGTGAGCCGCCTCTTTTAGTCCCTGCTCAGACTTGACTTCTTTGAGGTAATCAAAGCCCAGGGCGTTAAGGGAATAAGAGAAGCGGTTCTCGTCGATCAAAGGTGCGGCCAACATGGTGTCGATGATGCGGCCATTGACCTTAAATCCGGATGACAGTAGCCACCCCAGGTCGTAGGCAGCGTTATGCATCACCTTCGTGTTGGGAAGCTCCAGCGTCCTTCTGACAAAGTTCTCGACTATGCGCCGGTCAATATTGCCACCGCCTTCGTGAGCCACGGGATAATAACCGCGCCAACCGTCGACTGCGAATGCGTAGCCAACGATGTAGCCGTCTTTGCGAGCCCAGCCGGGGCCCATTCTTTCCATGTTTGGATCACAGGTTTCAAGGTCGATTGCAATTTCATCAGCTTGTGATAGGTCGGGAAAATTGTGAGGAGGAACCCACTCGGTTTTTCTTGTAAACATTGGCAGCGTCAAATCCTGAATCCTTTCCAATTTGATTCGGGCATAACAACATGCAAAGACTTTTTTGCTCGCGTTACTGCAACGTAAGCGAGTCTGTGCATGTCGTCAGGGTTTCGGTCGTATTCAGAAGCAAACTTTGAAGACAGATCTGTCACGAAGAGAACGTTGTCCGCCTCGCCCCCTTTTGCTCCGTGAATCGTGGATAGTCTAACAGGTGCCTTTGATGAAAGCTTTACACCACGTTTAAGTAAGGCAATTAAATAATCTCGCTTGTCATCACCAATCTTTGTTAGGACTTCATGCCATATCGCGTCTGTTAGAAGGCCGTGATCTTTTTTTAATTTGTCAAGGGTGTACAGATCACTCGGGTCTGCGGTTTTTAGGCTCTTAAAACCCCGCTTGATATAATTCGAGTTCATGTACTGGTAGATGTGGGAGACCACATTGAAAGGGACTTCTTTACCCTTGCGCAATGACTCCCACCCTATGACGGCGCTCATGACGGACTCAGGGATGCTCCGATGGCCGTGGCGCTCGAACAGCACGCCTTCTGACTTAATCCAGTTGTGCAAAGGGTTAAGCAGGTAATTTGCAGAGGCAAGCACCAGCCACTCCCCGTTAGCTATATCGACGTCATAAAACTTGTTGTGCCAGTGGATGGCGCCTTCTTCTTGCCTGGGGTTCCAAGACTTGTCCTGACGTTTGCGAATGCGACCGACGATTTGATCGGCGAGCTCGTGGATCTTTGAAGGCACACGGTAGCTTTGTGAAAGAACAAGTGTTTCCCCAGGGAGATCAAGAAAGGTGTCGACATCTGCGCCTGCCCATTTGTAAATGGCCTGGTCGTCATCACCTGCGATATAGCTTGTGGCGCTACGCGCTACAAGCTCTTTGACCAGGTCCCACTGCAGGCGGGAAAGGTCCTGTGCCTCGTCAATGATCAACGTTTGAAGCTGTGGCAGCCGGTGGCTTTCTAATACAACCTTTTCAAGCAGGTCGGTGAAATCAAAAAGCCCACGTGTTTCTTTGTATTGTCTGTAGGTCCGCTCAACAAACTCGAAGTGGTACCACTCGATCTTCAGGTCGCTGCGGTTGTAGTGTGCTCGAAGGTCTTCGCCTTTGATTCGTGCGAGGTTGATCTCGTTAAGGATCGGGTTGTCATGCTTAATAAAACCCTCTTCTTCGTCGGTGGCCTCCACCTTCATGTCAAGCCTTGCGAGCTTTGCAAACTCGTCGAAGTGCTCGGTCGACATCATGTCTTTTTGAGTGATGCCCAGGCATCTGTAAGCCAGAGAGTGTAGGGTCCTGAACCAGGGAAAATCTTTTTCCGGGTTGAGCTGCGGAAACTTTGCGATTGCTCGCTCTTTTGCTTCGTTGGCTGCCTTACGTGTAAATGCAAAGTAGCCAATGTCCATCGGCATGATGCCTCGGTCTAGCTCCTGTTCAACAGTGTTTAACAGGTAGGTGGTCTTGCCGGTCCCTGGGGGCCCGAATATCTTCTTTACGGTCATGGTTGGTCTCTTTCATTAGAAGGGGCTCACTTTGTCTTGCTCTGGTGTCTCAAATGGTGCGTCTTGTTTCTCGAATTTTGGTATTCTCCAGCACCGGGTTTGCCGGCCTTTTAAATACAGGGTGCATGGTTCACCGCCTAGATCACGTACCCGCTGTGCCATGCGTCCGGGTGACATGCCGATAAAGTTGTTTCGTTTCAGGTGCCCTTCGAGGTCCTTGAATCGAAAGTAAGTCTTGGCCTCAACGTCATCCGTCCAGGGGCGACCCATTAGGATCTCGTCTCGATCAAGCGCCTGCTGCAGGTGAGTTGTGAACTCTTCCAACAGGTCGTTAAACCGGCCAGTAATACTCGTGTCCTCTGGAGCTTCGTGGATCTGCTCGGTCTGGACCATCTCAGCCAGCAGCGCATTGAGCATCGATTCCCAGTCCTGCTTCCTAAGCGACGGCGGCAGGATGTTGATCTTCTCAACGCAGGCCTTTTGGAAATGCGTCTGGTTGTAAAGGCTGTCCGTGTCGAGCTCAAGGCGACGGCCATTGACGTCCAGAAACCAAACAGGTGGCTCACTGTTGTACTTCGATAACGAGGCGAGCTGAGGTGCATCTGGTGCGTTTGCGCCGATGCCGTGCTTACGTGTGCGACACAGACCGCTGTTACAAAAGCTTTTGATCGGTGCGTCTTTACACTTGTACAGATAATCTTTTTTGGTGAGCTGCTTAACAATTACCTGCAGCTCGCTTAAGGTCAGCGGCGGCTGGAAGTACTTATTGTTGTACTCCATCAGCTTTGTGTCCCAGTCGTTGGGCAGCGCCTTCTTAAGATAAATCCCGATGTTAAACAGGCCGTTGTTCCGTGTTCCTTCAGGAAAGCCCTGAGCACAAAGTGCCTGCAGGCACGGTGGCCCGTCAGGAATCGGATGGTCCGCCTGCTTGGGCGGAGTTATCTCAGGAACGCCATCCTGAACGTACTGGTCGTAGAGCTCGTAGAATTGTTCGAGCGTCGCCGCTGTGCCATCGTCGTTGAAGGCATAACGCATCCCGTCGCTACCTGCAAAATAAGGCAGGTTAAGAAAGTTGCCGGTATCGCCTTTATCGACAAGAATTTCAGACTGTTTTGGGAATATTTCACGGCCAGACTCTCCTAATAATGCCGCGCAGGCCTTAAGGCAGTCCTGCATTGAACCAGCAGGCACTGGCTCTTTGGTAAACAAAAAGGCATGAGCACCACCGCTTTTGCTTCGGCAAACGACGAGCGGGAGCTTCAAGCTTCTAATCTTTTCAATCAGGCCTTTGTGATCCAGGGGATACTGATCAATGTCAATGCAACCCCAGATGCACGTGTTGTCGGCACGAATAGGGATGATGCCAAGCGAAGGCTCGACACCATCCAAATGCTTCTGCCAAAGGTCGTCAGTTGGCGGTTTACGGATGACAATGCCGCGGCCATCCTGCTTCCCGTCCCCTCTCGTCCTTTCAATTTTGTAGGTTCCATGAGCGATATCCAGCCCGGAGAAAATCGCCTTGAACCGAGTTATGTCGGCCATACTTTCTTTCTCAGTTGAAAAGGCCGGGTGTTACCCCGGCCCAAGATTAGAACGGTACTTTTTGATCAGCTTCGGTTTCGTCTTGGTGCTTGACCTTGACTTCACCGGAGTTGATGCTCTCAGCAAAAGCTTTTGCAGATTGGTATACGTTCAAATCATCAACTGACCCAATGCGCTCGATCTCCCAACCAAACCATTTGCCCTTGTCGTTTGATTCTTGGGCCGTGGTTAGTCGATAAAGTTGCGAATACATTGGAGGTGTGTACAGCCCGTTTTTACCCTGGAGCTTGACCGACATTGCCATTGAATTCCACTTGCGTGACTTCTTGAGCTGTGTAGATTTCATTGAGATCAATGCAGGCGATGGAGCTCCGTCATCACCGATAATCATGACGTAGTGATTAGCAGTGTTCTCGATGTAGTTGCCGTTATCGAGATAGTCTTTGTTGTCACCGGGCTCACGGTGGGTTTTTGACAAGATGTCGCTCGTCGCCGGGTAAATCTGGATCGGAGCGCCGCTGCCTGAACCGCGGGGAGCCCACTCAATGTACTGCCTGACGTAAGCGCAGGGGATGACTTCAATTCCCTTCTTACCGTCGTACAGCTCATTGGTGACTGTGTTGTAAATCATTCCGGGCACTGCACCTTCGATGCTGCCCACCTCTGGCGAGGTGTTGGTTAACAAGCGAAGGAACGGAAGCGCATAGTCTTCCTGATTCATCTCACCGAAACCAGCAAGCGCGTCCTCTTCAAACGTTGATACCAAGGCGAGCGCACCTTCTTGTTTTACTGCTACGTCTGTCTTTGCCATTTTTCGTTTTCCTTTGATCAAGATTTAATGGTTGCTTTTTGGCCAATGAAGGCGCCAAAGAGCTCCGCAGGGAAAGCGTTTCCACGCTCGACCTGTTCTTTCACCCATGCTTTCAAGGTCATGGGCTCCACCTTCTCGGCTTGCTCAGCAGGAAAGCCTTGCGTACCGAGGAGATCCAGCAGACGAACACAGAGCTCGTCTTCACCGCGGCCAAAACGCACGCTCACGGTATTTTTGATGATGTCGTCAAAGCCGTTATCGCGCAGCCACTGGAAGGCCTCAGCCTTTCGTGCGGCACTAATGC